GAAATCCCAACTTTGCTAACAATCTAACCGTATCAGGCCTTGGTAACCAAACTCCCTCGACACAGGTTTAAAAGATTTGTAAATATTATTCATAACATTATACACAGATTCATGAAACCAACCGCCAGAAACAGCTAGCCCTTGAATCCGATCTAATGACAACCGAATCTTACTCACCCTATCTTTTCTATTATTCGTCCCAGGAAATCCCAACTTTGCTAACAATCTAACCGTATCAGGCCTTGGTAACCAAACTCCCTCGACACAAGCAGGTCTGTATCCCAAAAAGGGAACAATCCAATTTATGTCGGAGTGTTGATTCATCAGAATTGAAGAAGGCTTCACAACTAACCCCCAGTCCCCAAACAGTTTAATCAAAGAGTCAATGACTTGTTGAACATCCCTGAAATCGTGCGATCGACAAAACAGCTGCCATTCTCTCATAGCAGGAGCAATTTTCAAATGATCGAAATAGGAAGTACCTGGGACCCCACTACAGAGCCCATGGTCTTTCTCTACAGGAACATCATCAACGACCACATACTCTCCTCCTGTAATAGCATATCTACACCAACCTTGCACAAGTGAATGCACAGATTGATCAAAGACATACTCTTTCAGGAATTCCGAGAAAGTGTCCGAATCTTTAAGAAAAATGCTCATATCCATGAAACTAATGTCAGCACTACCGACCCACACAATTCCATTTATAGTACACGAGAATACCACGTCATCAGCGTAGTTTATAGCTCTAATTTGTTTCAAAGCAGTAACTAATTTGTACGTTCCTCCATCTGTATAAGAAAACCCTATCGCACAATGTGAACTCTCAGATTCCCAAAACTTAGAAATGTAATTCCCAAGCGACATAGCCAACTTGGAAAATATCATAGCCAGGGGTCCAGAATACACATAGTAAGGACGAACTTTAACATCCATTTTATTAACCGGTCCAAATTCCCGCTTAGCTTGCGCAGCAGAAACAAAGAACGGCGAAAAGAATGGCTTCAAGGGAACAGACTCATCAGCCAAGTTTGACAAAATCGCCATAGTCATGTACACCAACACAGCATCCATCCCATTATCCTTATCAGTTTTATTAAAAGCAATAAACGGGAATCCCATACTAGCATCACGAATATCAGGGTCATTTTCGATGACTCTAGTTAGGGAAACCTTCTTGATAAGATTAAGGGGAACAGAATCAGCTATGAGTTGTACAGTTAAAGGCAAACCATGTCGAACAGAACCAAATGAAGTCTGCAACCTATCGTAAAATCCTTTAGGGTTACCAGTAGACACGATGTGAGTAGAATACATCTCAACAACTGCCTCCAACAACTTAGGCCCATCAACAACACCAAATTCTCCTATAATCTCCTTTTGATTGTTGAATTGAAAAATTAAATTGATCATCTCCGGGTCACGAGCCACTACTTCACGAGCAATGCTGTGCTTAAGAGGCGGAGAAGCACCCTTCTCAGCTTCACTCGTCACAACACTGGTTAATAACTTAGCAGCTTTCTCACAACCAGAAAAATCTCTAATATAATTTTGCAACATCTTCCAATCAATAGGGGGAGGTTTGATAGTCATAAACACAGGTTTAACTGAATCAGGAACTCGAATAGAGTTGAGTACCTTCGTCACTTCCGAATGCTTGTATTTAGCCGCCAATGTAATCGGTCCAGTCTTAGGAATCGCATAGAGTTTAAATTCACCATGAGCCTTTATCTTCTGCCGTTTTTCGCTCATCATATTCTCATACCAAGTCTTATGAAAAGCGTCTATTCTTCCGAACAAGACCTTCTTTTCACTCTCACTCATGTTAGACAACCTCACGGTAGCTTCAACAAAAGTGATCGACTCCATACGAGAAAATTTCATAGCGTTACTAGGCAGAGTACTATTGGCACAGAGATGAATATTAGACATAATTCGTTGATAACATAAACTTCAAAAGTAGTTTAAAAGAACAACAAAGCCACTCAAGCAACAAACAAAAGACACCGACACGCACCACCACTACAATCATCAATAAATACATCATAGTATGCAAAAACAAAACACAATTACATTAATGCACTGATAATCCCAGACGCATCCCTCGCAACCCGAACCCACTGAGTAGCAGCACTAGCATTGTTGATGATAGAATGAGCAATAGAATTGTCCTCTCTAACCATCTCAGTTGCAAATGCAGCCCCAGCGGACGAACTGCTGGACGAAGACTGATGTCTGACGCTACTACGAGTGTGAGCCAATCGGTTGGCAACACTTAAACCAGTATTAGAGTTAGCACCAGCGAGAGCAGCGCGTGGAACCATTTCAGTGACACGACGATAAACCAAATCAACCTGTTCTGTTGTAAGACCATCCTCAGTTTCAGCGAACATGCATGCCACGTTAGGCAAGCAGGTCATCTGAATATGATATATGGTTTCAACAAACACAGTTTGCGCGGACTGACCACCAAGTAACCCCACAAAGGCTCCAGGTAGAAGAGTCCCAGGAGACGAACCCGTATTAATCACACTGCCATTATTGTCGTACGAGTAATTACTAGAATCTTCGGGTTTCCAGAGAACGCGTATCCCTTGAGCCAAAGGAAACGTATTAGCTGAAAACTCATTAGATAAAATAGTACTCGGAGCAGTATTAGCAAAGAGACTAACAGATCCGTTATTCGTTGGTTCAATTCCACCAAAAGCCAATCCAGAGGAGCCGGTCATCACGCCAGTTGGAATAAGCCTCATGCCACCACACACAGGCATCAAAGAATTGCCATTCGTTCTAAACACACCAGACATAGAAAAAGGAGAGTACACAATAGTGTTACCAGCTGTAGGCCAACTAGCAGCATCATTAGCCACCGTTGACGTAGAAATGTTGATTGCTGAACTCAAC